TTATTACATATTTTCAAACTTATATTCCAATTTTTCTAGTCTTTTTAAGACGCAATGGTGCAGAAGATGAATATCTTCTATTGTTAAATTGACCGAATAGTCATATTCTTGACTTGGTTCAAATTCTTCATCCATTATCCTAATCCTGAGTTGAATCTCATAAACTCAATGGCATTTTTAATTTGGTAAGTTCTATTGCTTATCTGTTTTAATATACTTTCAATATAGACAAGCATCGTCTCATAATAATCTATCTTTAAGCATACCGTAGATAATTTTTCATCAGCGTCAAGATACTTTTGCATAGTATCTTTATCACGAATCTTTTTTGGAAAAGGATTCTCTATATACACATCAGGGTCTGCTTTACCACTGAAGTATTCATAACGCTCATGTCTAATACTCTTTCTCTGTTGCTCTGCTTTCTTCCTTAGAAGAAAGATGTTATTGTATATTCCAAAATACTTCGCATGGAGTGTGGGAATACCTGTAGATTCTGTATGGAGATTATCCATATCAATCTTAGAATCTTTTTCCCACATCTCTTGAAGTTTGTCAAGATCAATCATTTATGTAGTAGTTTTCCTGTTATGTCAGTTATCTCATAGTAAGTATACTTGAAAGATGCCTCTGCTGTAAAGTATTGAACATCCGTATCTGTAGTATCGAAGTTCATTGATGTCAAGGAATATGGGAAACATTCTCTGAATTTTACAAAAAAGTTAGTAATATTACTACTATTCAAAACTGCAAGAGTTGCATCAGAGAACACATTTTCCATAGTTCTGCTTCTCTCATTATATGCTCTATTGCCCTTCACTATTTGTAGATCATGAATCTGCTTCAGATCTTCTGGATACCCAAGACCTCTCATCCAGTTTTGAATTTCCATATAGTTGGTCAGATCTTCATCAACCAAGAATCTAATTGATAAGTCTCCAAAAGATAACTTGTCACCTGGAATATCGATGTCCTTCAGGTATGTTGGTTGAACCGCAACCGCAAGATCCAAAGAAGGAATGTTTGCTGAATTACAGAAGTAAGTGACTCCAGGAGTTCTATCTAATATAAATTTAAACCCAGTAGGGGCCAGAAAATTTCTATTCTCAATTCTATTGAGGTTAGAGTTGGTCATTTTTTTTAAGTATTTAGATAAAAAAAGACCCCCCGAAGGGAGTCTTGTATAATCTTGTGAACCAGGGCTCACATAAGGTTCTTAACAGCAACGCGACGATAGTAGCGGTTAGCGTTAACAACCAGGTTACCCAGACCTTGGGTGGTTCCTGCTGCGAATGGGTTAGCGACCATGCCGTAGCGGGTCTTAAAGCCAATCTTGGGCTGGAAGGAGTTCTCTCCAACTGCACGAACCATCTGAAGAGGAACGTATGGGCAGTAGAATAGACCTGCATCATAAGGGGAAGATCCCTTATAACCAACGACATAATACTGGTTACCAGGAGTTCCGTTAGCGGAAGTCAGGTTTGCAGCATAAGGATCGATGTATACACGATACTTGCCTTGAAGAACACCAGCGAAGGTGTTACCAGTGTCGTCAACGTTCAGGTTAGCGTTGAGTGCTGGGGTGTAATCAAGTACACCAGCCATGGTCAGTGCGGAAGCAACGTCTGCAGAACACAGAATGATGTTGCCCTTCCCTCTACGAGTTCTTTGTGCAATCGCGTTAGCGTCTCTTTCAATCTGGAACAGAAGTCCTTTGAACTTCTCAACAGACCAACGACCGTTGGAGTCGATATCGAGGTCGAACTCACCAGCGGTAGCGACGTTCTGGACAGCACCTTGCTCAGCAGTCTTGTAGATGGTACGAATGACTTCGCGGTTGATCTCAGCAAGAATCTCTGTGGAGAGAATGTTTGCGAGTTCCGCTTCAGCATTCAGACCGTGGATTGCCTTAAGGTCCTGTGCCAGTTCCAGACTGTACTCAGCCTTCAGGGCGCGTGACTTAGCAGTAACGGTGACCTTCTCGATGGAGAATGCCATCTGGTTGAATGCGTTAGCACCCGTACCATCAAGGTTCTCAGCATCGTCGGTACGCATACCCTGTCCAACAGTATAACCTGCGGAGGATGCGGAACCAACTGGGTTCAGGACGGAAGGATTGGTGCCTGCCTGGGAAGTACTACCCATACCAGCAAGTCTGTTAGACATGCCGTTGGTCAGGTCGAATCCTGCATCCTGACCGGAGAATGCGGAATCTACTTCGTCGAAGAAGGTCTCGCTTCTGCTGCCTTCCTTGAGGCGCTGTGAGCGCATCGCGAAGATCAGGCCAGTAGGACCAGACATTGGTTGAACGCCAGCCAGATCATAAGCGATCAGGTTAGGCATGGAGCGTCTGATCAGAGAGATCAGAACGGGGTCGAAACCTGCGGTAGGACCACCAGCGGCGGATCCACCTTGGAAACCGTCAGCACCAGCGGCGTTGGTTGGGGCTTCGTTTAGGAGACCTGAACTTCCAAAAGCATTTTGCTCATGGAGGAATTTTTCTTGGTTCTCAAGCAGGACAGCGGTGACAGCTCTACGATGGGAATCTTTGATTCCGTCCTCATGATCGAGGAGAGGTGCCCACTTTTCCTGCAGATGCTCGGAATGGAACATTTGCTTTTTACCTTTTTAAGTGTGGATGTTTACAGTTTGAATTAATAATAAATTCAATTATTTGCTAAAAGACCCAAGAGTCTTCATGTATGCAGCCATTGAACCTGAGTAGGACTCATGTCCAGACTCTACACCTTCTGAGAGAGTCTCAGTCTTATTAGCAGTTGAAGATGTTTTAGTTGAGGAGAAATATGACTCCTTCAAAGTCTCCAACTTTTCACGATACGTTGATTCACTTTCAAACTCAACACCCTCTGCGAGTGAAGCGAGTTTCTCTTTCTGAGTAGCCGCAAGGCCTTCAGAAACGTTATCGAGGATACCATCGGCAACCGACTCTGCGAGACGGGAGTTTAATCCGATATTCTTCTCAATCTGCTCGTTGAGTTTTGTCTCCATTTCATCAAGTTTTTCTACCATGCTCTCAAGCACATCATATTTGTCTTCAGGGATTGTTACATAATGTTCTTCAAAAAGTGACTTCATTCCACCAAGGAATGATTCGGTCATTTCAGTCTTCAGACCGCTTTCAACTGCGAGTGCATTTTCTTCAAACCACTCGTCAGCAACATACTCAAGATAAGAGTCAACACGCTCTGCGAGTGCCTCTTTAACTGCGGCGAACTCCTCAGCAATCTTTTCTTGCTCTTCAGCAATCTGAGCGTTGAGTTGCTCTTCCATCTCAACTTGGATCGATGCAACTTTAGCATTGATCGCGGTTTCAAAGATGGTGCGTGCTCTTTCTTGGAATTCTTCGGAAAGTTCTTCGCCTTGGAGGAGTGCATTTACGTCCTCTTCCATGTTGTATTCAACAACTTCAGCGACTTCTTCTTCAGTTACTTCCTGTTCGGAAACAACTTCATCGGTTGTCTCTTCTGATTCTGCAACTACTTCTTCATCAGAAAGATCTTCTTCTTCCTTGACTCCTTTCATTGCATCTGCAGGCTTAGCACCCTTATTGACAACATCCTTAACTTGCTTAAGGCTGCCGCCAGGTGTTTTCAACTTTGCAGAATCATCATCAGCTTTGTAGTTTTCGGGTGTAGGACCGCCGAGATCTTCAACTGCAGCCAGTTGAGATCCGTCTCCTTGAAGCGTTGGCATGGGATCCGCTGCTTTTGCGCCAGCATTAACAGCGGTCTTGGATTGCTTCGTGCCTACTTCCATTTCTTGTAAGTTGTTGCCACTAGACATTTGAACTCTCCGGGATTTTTCCTTGGTTAAATCTATATTTATTTATAAATTAATAATTTTTATGATACTCAATATCAAAGGTTATTGAGGAAGTCATTGAAGAGACCTAATTTATGCTCTTCAAGTACTCTTTGGTCTGCTAATGCGTTAATTCTTTTTTTAGTTTCTTCTGCATACCTTTCACGCAAAAGTCCACCTTCCCATACCCATTCTTTACCTTCCATAATTCCCTCAACAAATGCATCGGGAGCAGAAGGATCAGCAACGATATCAGCAGCAGTTGCTAACATGAAGTCGTCACCGACAATATTAACACCCTCACGGGTCTGCTTTAATGAACCAATACCACGAGATGAAACACCAAGTTTTACTCCTTCTTCTACGAGGTTTGCAGCAATTTTGCCCATCGGAGTTCCAAGGATCTTTGCTTTACCAATGAAGTTAGATCCACTCTCTTTCAATGATACAATTTTGTGTGAAACTCTATCAAGGTTTACAGTAGGACCATCGGGATGTCCAAGTTCACCGAGTGCTCTACCAGCTTTAACATGTGCTTCGTTATAACGATTAACTTCTCTACGGAGAGTTTCCATAGGGTACATACGACCATTACGGTTTTTGATTTCTCCTTGAAGGAAAACACCTTCAATATAAAGAGACTTCTTACCGCTCTTGGTGGTTTCAACCAAGAATTTTACTGATTCGATTTCTTCTCTAATGAGTTTCATCATACTCCTCCTGTTTGTTGAACTTGCTGGACATAAAGAGTTCCGCTACCAAGTCCAAGAGCCGCAACTCTGAACGTTCTTCTCAGTTCTGCAAAACTTCCAAGACCATCTCTTGTTTGGTCTGGAGCGCCTGAAGAAGAGTCATGAAATAATTCAACTTTAGTTTGATATGGTTCTACAACCGTTTGAGTGATTCCCTTAACCAGAGCATTTGAAATGTCGTAGTCGGACTGACCAGTTACAGTCAGCGAAATGGAATCACCTGCAACAAAAGGTGACCCAATAATCCCCTCTGGGAACGAGACAGTTGTAGTTGATCCAGTTTCAATACCAACAACCTGTTGGGCATCGACGCGGCCAACAGAGAGAGTCTCTGGTTCACCTTCATGAACAAAGAAATTTGCTGGAGTCGCGATTGGATTTGTACCACCAATCGTAACGTGAGCACTCTTAGTTAAAGCAACAACTCTAATATAAGCACTCTGCTGAGTGAATGTTGAAGAAGTTGCCGTAGTAGTGCTAATTGTTATGGCAGTACAAATGCCAACCGGTTTAAAAGCCATTATCCTTTAGGTCATTTTAGTAATTATTTATTATTTATTATCTATTCTTCGTCTTCTGAAGAAATTTCTTCTTCATCTGGTTCATCTTCTAGTTCAGTTTCATCACCGAACATAGATTGTGATGCTACAGGACGAAAAGCATCAATTCTTTCTGCAGACTTACCAAATAAGATATCTTTAATCTTATCGCTAATATCTGCTGGAGACTCATCCGATGAAATCGCATCAATTAATTCATCCATTTAGTTATATTAATATAGAACTATGGGTATTTATATTTCTCCACCATTAGGAATTTCTGGGGCCTCTGCTGGAGAACCATCAATATCTGGTTCTACTTGAGGTTTTCCAAGATCAGTGCTTGCGCCAGTATCTAATGGAACACCAGTTTCGGGATCGATTGGAGCATTGGGGTCAGGAATTACACCTGTTGAAATTTCTTTCTTGATCAGTGCATCCTGCTCAATAATTTCTTCGTCAGTCTGACGCAAAATCTGACGACGAACATAATCTTGAGAATAGTACTTGCCAATATAAGGTTCAGCAGCCTGCAAACTATTCAGTCTCTCATTGAGAAGTTCTGAATCTTTTAGTTCTGAGAAGTGATTATCATACAAGAAGTCATATTGGATATGCTCCGACATGATTTCCCAATCTTCTGGAGTA